CCGCTAGAATCGGGAAATTGTTGGGGGTAATCCCAACAATGGATAACTACACTTTCAGTGACCCAAAATCTCCGGTTTTCCAAATCAAAGAAAATGAACTTCGTTCAGTAGTTCGCAAAGCGAAAGCTCTTAAAGACCTGGAAGCCCACGGTATCGACGATATCGAATGGGATTTCGAAGAAGGTTATATCGCCTTCATGCTTCCGGGTGGTTTCGCTTTATACCTGTCCACTGAAGCGGATATGGAAATGAGCGAAGCTGAGGCAACCAAAGCACTCAATACTCGTGCGTCCAACAAAATGAACGAATCTTCAAAATCTGAGCTCCTTAAGTTGGCTCAAACTGCGGCTAAATCGTTAGGTATTAAATTCAAAGAAACTCCAAGCTCTTACAAAGCTTTGATGGGTGCTTCTTTTGAGATTACCGAAAAGGATTTTATCAAAATCGTTAACGCATTTAAACGATCTCAAAGTGATCCAGCAGCATTCGGTTTCTATGAAATGACTTTTGATAACCCAGAAATGTCAGTATTGATCGATTTCGAAGACGAAGAAGATAGCATCCTATTCTACGTTGGTGGAATGAGTGAAGCAAACGAATCAAGCGCAGCGAACGAAGCGACTAATACTCTTAACGAAGCTTCAGAAGAAAGAATGCGTAAGAAAGCCCGAGCTATCGCTAAGTTCTTTGGTGTAGAGATCGATGAAACCGTTGGATCTTTCGGCTTTTTCGCTTCATCTGCGGGGATTGATAAGAGTTCTTATGATAAGATCATTAAGATTATTAACCAAACTAAAAATATCGAAAAGAAACTAGGCGTTAATTTCATTGAAGTTTGGAGTAAAGTTAACTCAATTAGATTTAACGTGTATCGTAGCGAAGATGATATCTTCTTCAAGTTACAAGATATGAACGAATCATATGATCATATCCCAGAGTATACTCCAAGTACTGCCGGTGTGGTGAACGAATCTACCGAGGCGGTTGAGCTTAACGAAGTTACCGGTTTACCGAAACACAAAACTTCGGTTCCTAGTCATATGCTTTAATCCCGGTAAGCAATAAATAATTAAGCAATTGGGTTGTATTAAAGTTAATAAATAATACAACTCAATAAATAATAAACGAATTTTTATTACGTAAACAAAAAGAGGAAATTTCCGAATGAATACATTCAGTCAAGATGTAGGTGCATTACTTGAATCAGAACGTTATCCAGCATTAAACGAATCTGAAAAGATGGTACTTGGTAAATTACTTGAAAATGCGACTAACGCGCAAGATCAAGAATTAAACGAATCTACCGTTTCACAAGATATCGCTACATTCACTCCAATCTTATTACCTTTAATCCGTTACGTTTATCCACGTTTAATCGCTAACGAATTACTTGGTGTTCAACCAATGGCTACCCCAACTGCATACATCTATGCAATGGTTAACGAATATCGCGCAAAACCAAAAGATGAACGCGTACAAGTTATCCTTTACAAATTAAACCGCGAAGCGGCTGAAGCTAAAGATGATGTGTTAGCTGGCGAAACTATCGTTCACAAAGAAGGCAACTACGTAGTAGTTACTATGAAAGGTGGTCGTAAAAAAGTTGGTGATACTTTAGGTGCTTACCAAATCGAAGCAGTTTATACAAACGTTGCTTCATATCCAAAAATTATCCGTAACTTCTCTTTAGCTAACTTAGCCGATGAACAACGCCCAGATATCAACTATGTTGGTTTCCGTATTGTGAAAAAACCAGTAGAAGCTATCGTTCGTGCGTTACACGGCGAATACAGCTTAGAGATGTACCAAGATCTTAAATCACAACATGGTTTATTAGCGGACGACGAGATGATGCGCTTGATGGCGTCAGAAATCCAAACTGACATCGACGCAGACGTGGTTAACTTCGTTAATACGCACGCTACCCAATTACCAGACTGGGATGCTACAGCAGTTCAAGCTTCTAGCGGTATCTTACGTACAATCGACATCGCTCGTGAATTAGCATTCAAAATTGCTCACGAAGCTTCAGCAATTGCGCGTCGCACAAACCGTGGCCAAGCAAACGTGTTATTATGTTCATCTCGTGTAGCTAACTTATTAGCTTCATTAGATTCATTCGAACACGGTCACATCGGTTCTGATATCGTTAAAACTGGTGTATTAACTGGTTTCGTTGGTACTTTAGATGGTCGTTTACGCGTAGTCGTAGATCCTTACACAGATTTCGAGTATGCGACTCTGTTGTATAAAGGTGAAGATCGTCGTGACGCCATGGGGTATTTTTGCCCGTATGTGCCACTTACATTTACTAAAGTGATTAACTCACAAACTGGTATGAACGGTATAATCGCCAAAACCAGATATGCGTTAACCACAATCCCTGGATTCGAAACCCCAACCTCTACAGACCGCGCAGCGTTATACGCTTCAACGTTCGTAGTAACCGGTATCTAATCAGGCCCAGTAAATTACAAGAACTAAAAGATCTCCGCGAAAGCGGAGATTTTTTTTAGTTGAAGATTTCGTTAAGTTATTATAACATAATAAAATCTATTTTAAGCGTTAAAGTGAGTAAGAATAATGTTAAACAAATCAGGTAACCTGATAGAAGAAGGCATCCCAATTACAAAAGACTTGTTGGATTTCGCTAAAGCGAATAACTACAAGATTTCTTTGAAGACTGGAGAATACCAAAAAGAACCTATACCAACAACGAGGGGTCAACGGTATAACAAAGATCTCATTTCAATAGTTCATAACCTCTACCATTCTGGTAACCTATATCTCACTGATTACTTTGAGGTCTTCGGATTTAGTAAGCTGGAAGGCTTGATGCAAGCTATTAAGCAATGTGGATTTAAGCTTCTATCTAGAAAAGAGACGCAAGAGCTTTACGGAGAGCAAATTCTTCAACGAACCGAAGCGACCAATATGGGTTCTTATGGATGCAAGGCTCCCACCCAGAACCCAGCAGTAGTTGAACTAGGTCGTCAAACTTGCCTTCGAAAATTTAAAGTTGATAATTACTTCAAATCGGCAGAATTCCAAGTACAAAAGCGTAAAACTATGCTTAGAAAATACAAAGTAGAACACAGCATGCAAAATCCCGAATCGCGAGCTAAAGCTATGGCGACTTGGAAGGCTAACTTTAAATTGGAAGAAGATGGTGTTTGGATCACATCGATTCCAGCAGTTCGGGATAGTATTAACAGTTCTTTACTTGAATCCTGCGGCGCGGAGAGTTTTGTACAATCGGAAAAATTTAGGGATATCATGGATCAAAAGGACCCCAGATTTTCCAAGATTCGCGAATTTAAGGACGACCCCTGCGCGGATCCCGCCGAGATAATTGATTATGTTACCGGGAATTACAGCCCATCGCAAGCGCGAGTTTATCTTAAGGAACTGGGAATTAAGCAACCCACAAATTATCTCACCGAAGTGAAATTGTGTAATTTTCTCGAATCGATAGGAATCGAGTATATCCATAACGCCAAGAAAGATCATCAAGTGCGCAAACATAACGGTGAGTATTATGAGTTAGATGTTTATATCCCAGCCCTTAAACTAGGGATAGAGATCAACGGGCTGGCTTTCCATTCTGCTAATTTCTCACGCTATGGTGAGCCAAAGACTAAAGACTACCACTTCGAAAAATTCAAAGCTTTCCACTCAAGTGGAATCTTGGTGTTGTCGTTTACGGATTATGAGCAGGATTTCTTTACTGAAGACTATATTAACATCATCAAACATCACCTTACAGGTGAACCTTTGAATGTTAGTAAAGAGTTCCTAGAATTTAACCAAATCTCAAACATCGAAGAATCTTTGAATTATGGTTTATTCGATGCCAGTCGGTTTACCGGAAATTTCGAAGATCACCAACATCAAAGATTCATTAAGAAATTTGAATATTGGGATTGTGGAGTAATCCGGCAATTAAATGTTGATTCTTATTAGATAAACCATTATAATACATTTACTCACATTGCATTTACTTGCATTTACTCAGAATTTTAAGGAGCAAATATGTTAAAAGAATCTGGAAATCTCCTAACGGAGAACATTCCAATAACAAAAGACTTGTTGGATTTCGCTAAAGCGAATAATTACAAGATTTCTTTGAAGACTGGTGCGTACCAAAAAGAACCTATACCAACAACCAGAGGCCAAAAGTATAACTTAGATTTATTATCTGCGGTTCACCATCTCTACTATGCCGGTTTGCTATATCTCGCGGATTTTATCGAAATGTTTGGTATTACCAAGCTAGACGACCTAGCCCAAGTCTTCAAAAAGAACAAATTGAAGATGTTAACCCGAAAAGAAGTTCAGGAGCTTTACGGAGATCAAATCAAACAGCGTGCTGCTAATACTATCGATCGGAAGATCGAAGAGGGTACCCGAAAACCGCGTAAAACTAAGGTTCCTAAAATTCCAAAAGAACCCAAAGCTCCGAAGATTAAAGTAACTAAAACGGTAAGAGAACCGAAACAACCGAAAGCGAATAAAATCTATCCTTCAAAAATTGAAAATCAAATGCGCAGTGTTTCGGTTACCGAAAACGGGCAACCGGTAAAAAATTTTTTGTATAACGGGGAATTCTTACTCAAAGCTTTAAAGATTGTGTACCGGGACAGTCGAGAGTTGTTAGATCAAATTTTGGATACCGGGACGGTCGACCGTCAGTTTATCACCCCAGAAGTGGATAAGGCTTTCGATTTTGCAGTTTTTGCAGAAAACCTAGTTCCTATCATTCTCGAACACCACGGTGTCAACATTGAAAGCCTAACGGTAGGGGAATTCACTTTTGATTACTACATTCCGGAACGTAACTTAGTTGTTGAAGTGACTAACATTCCGGAGTTTACTGATAACTTAGTAGACAACCAATACTTCAAAAGAATGAATAAATCTCTTTCAGAGAAGGGAATCAAATTATTGAGATTTGGTATTGATGATGTTTATAATAAAACAGACCTAGTTATTAGTATGATCGAGCATCATTTAGGTCTTACCAAAAACAAAATTCCGGCCCGTAAGGGCAAAATAGTTGAGATCACCGCTAAGCAAGCCAGAGAGTTCGCGGAAGCGAATCACTTGAATGGTCATGCCAATGCCCAAGTTTATTATGGGTTAGAGTTCGATGGAGAGCTAGTACAAATTATTACGTTTGCCAAACATCGATATAATCATAGTGGTGAGGGGCAAGGGGTTTGGGAAGTGATCCGAGCTTGCAGTAAGAAACATTGTTTAGTGCAAGGTGGAACCCAAAAGATCTTCAAATACTTCAAATCTCAGCATCCTGCAGTGGAACTGCATACTTACTGTGATATGAATATTTCTGATGGCAATTCCTACGCTTTAGTCGGAGAACTGATTGAAGAGACTCCAGGTGATTTATGGTATATCATTCCGGATAAGTATTCTCCGGTTGGATTTACCCGAGTAATCCGTAATCGAATGATGAAGATTTACCTGCATCGATACTTCGAAGGCTTCCCGAAACGGGATGAACCAGGTTACAAAGAAATTAACTCTGTCGAGTTTTTGAGACAACGAGGTATCTTTGCTTATTATGGTAGTGGAAATTTAGTTTATAAACTTTAATATAATAAACATTTAAACAATCTCCAATTTTACACTTCGGTGAAGATTGTGGTATTGCATAACTTAAAGGCCTCACATTTAGACGCGAAAGCGTAGATTTGAGAGGTTTTTATTTTTTGCAAAAATATTTTGAACCTTCAGAGTTTCGGTGACCGAAACTTCACAACTATAAAAAAAATTTTTAGTGCAAATCCCGGTTGCCATCTTATTTCAAATTTGCTATAATACTCCCATAAAGATAAGAGATCCGAAGAAGCGGGAGATTCTAAAATGAACAAATTTTTAAAGGTGTTAGTATTAGGTTTAGGACTTATTAGCGTAAACGCTCAAGCTGTAGTAGTTTGGGTGCCTACAGCACATATTAACCAAGCTGATAATATCTACACTCATACCCCAAAAGAAGACAAATGGTTTGCTCTTTGCGATTACGCGAAATCTGACATTCTTCCGGAAGGTTTTGGATGTGCAGTAAAGGACGTAAAGGGTGAAGTAGTATCCGTTCAAGACTTCGCTAAAAGCGAAAAATTGAATGATTCAAAATTAAGAGTTTACAAACATCAAAACATTTTCAATGATCACATCAGTGTAATTGTTGAAGAAATCCGATAACGCCGAAACCTACAAAACCCGCTACAAACTTAGATATACTATAACAAGTATAATAAATTCGGGTAGGTTAAAATGTATAAACATGATAAATGCAACAAAGCTTGCAAAAACTGTAGGGATACTATCACATTAACGATAGCATTAGTAATTCTTCCAGCTCTCGGAGCCGTCGCGGTAGCGAAAGTTTGGGAGAAATTTGGACATCTAGCGACTTCAGTGATTACCTTGTTGATTATATCAGGGTATCTTTGGTTGATTGATGTGATGTCCGAAGACGATTAGTTTTAAAAAATATAGGAGCAAAAGGAGCAAATATGAAATTGGTATACGGGTTGGCTGGAGTTTTATTAGAGATTCTAGCCATTCTTATCTTTATTATGATGATACTACACGGTTATTTTATTGGCGAGAAAACTAGCGTCTTTACCGGTATCGTAAACGCCACCGTTTGGGCTCCGGTGGCTCTTGCGGTTGCCGCAATGGTTTACGAGCTAGCGGATACGCTAAAGCGTAAGGCTAACTTTCTGGGTTTGTTTGGACCTTTGAAATAACTTTTAGGTTGAATATTATAGTGATTGTATTATAATAGATACCATCAACATTTCATTCAATTTTTATTAGGAGTATTATTATGCAGAAACCGCAAAAGATTGCCGTTCTTTCATTCTCAGGTGGAATGGATTCTTCTTCTCTACTTTTCCAAATCTTAACCGAAGGTTATGACAAGGTATTCTGTTATAGCTTCGATTATGGTCAACGACATTCAATCGAAATCGAAAAATCGCAAGAATTAGTGCAAGCACTTAATAGTGCGGGTTTCGATGTGAATTATCAACTTATCAACGTTCGCGATGTATTCAGTGATTCCCAATCGGCTATCGGGGCTAACAAAGCAGAAGAAGTTCCGGAAAACGAATACAATCAAGAAAACTTGAAAGTTACCGTAGTGGAAAACCGCAATGTGATCTTCTCTGCGATCATCTATGGTAAAGCGTTGGCTTTAAGCAAGAAGTTCAACGCAGATGTGGATATTTTGATGGGCGTGCACAACAACGATAATTCTACATATTTGGACTGCAGACCGGAAAGCGTCAATATGGCGAAAGAACTTTACAGAATCTCAAACTATGGTAGCGAACGAATTGATTATCGCGCCCCGTTCGTAGACGTAACAAAATCACAAGTATTGAAAGCTGGCTTAGAAGCGTTGGAAAAATTAGGATTAACTGCCGAGATGTATTCGCATACTTCGAGCTGTTACAATCCTCACGAAGGTAAAGCTTGTGGTAAATGCGCTACTTGCTTGGATCGCTTAAAAGCGTTCGAGGAAGCCGGTTTACAAGATCCAATCCCATATCAGTAAGGAGCCGGTATGCAAAAATTTGTATTATTTAGCGGGGCTCACGGCACCGGTAAATCTACTTCATTGTATGATTGTGTCGAAAATTTTCCAAATATTTTCGAAGGCTTTCAAATTGCGGATAGCTTAAGCGAAAAATTCTTTAGTAAAGAAGATTTCAAAAATCCAGATGTGTTGAAGGAAAAACAATCTGCGTTTACGCAATATCAATTGGATACTTGGGCGGGTAAGACGATGGGGGATAAAGTAATCTCCAGTCGTTCATATGCGGATATTTGGGCATACACAAAATACCAGTATTTGCGTGACGGTTTTGAAGAATATCTCGAACAACTTTCGATCATCGAAGAAGCCGCGAAAGAAGCGATTCTTCGCGGAGATACGATATTTGTCTATTTCCCGATTGCGTTTGAGATTACCGGCAAAGAGTTAAGATCTACTAACGTAGAGTTTCAACAAACGATTGATAGTTATATTAAAGAATTCTTCGTCAAAATGAACATCACTCCGTTAGTGGTTAAACCATCAGATCGCGGGGATCGCGCCATTTTCATTTCCATGAAAGTTAAGGAGTTTGGAGTAGCAGGAGTAGAAGGAGCATCGGATGAAATTTAGTTTTGAAACACCAAAGAGTCTTTTAGGTTATAGCCGCGCGTTCAATGATTATGAATATTTCCTGGATATTTTCTGGGATGATCATCCGGAAGTCTTTGATTTCTTCCTAGATTCCATTATGCAAGGACGCGAAGTGATCTTAGACAACAGTCTGTATGAACGCAAAATTCGTAATATCGAATTGGATGAAGAAGGTTACAAAAACTTACTTCGAAAATTCGATGAACAAATTCCGGAAGATCGTAAGAAACTTTTGAAAGTGATAGTTCCGGACTACTTTGAGGATAGCGCAAGATGTATCCGTAAGGTTCACGAATATCTTGCGGAGTTTCCGCAATTTACTTTGGTTGCCGTAGTGCACGGACACAATAAGCAAAACTTCAAAGATTGTTTTGTGGAGTATACTAAAATTCTCCGAGAAGAGGATGTAATTGCGGTTCCATTCGGAGATATGTGTTGCAATACTACCCCAAGAAGCGAAATTTTAGAAGAGCTCTCAAATATCATTAGTTGGAATCAAAAGATTCACTTTTTAGGATTAAAATCTCCGTTTGAGGTGACCCAAATTCGCAGAGTTCGTCATTTAATCGATTCTATCGATACTAGCTATCCGGTGATTTCAAGCATCGAACAAAATCGAGTTTTCAATCATCCGGATAAACCGAAAACTTTGATTTACGACATCTTCGATACCTTTGAACCTTCTGATGAATTTAAAGAATTATTAGATAATAACGTTCAAGAATTTAAACAGATGTTATCTTAGGGAGCTATCAAAGTATGTTTAATTTAGATAAGAAAATCGTCAAAGTAAAGATTGGCGATCTTAAACCATTCGGCGGGAATCCTCGCCATAATAATGAATCGGCAAAACAAGTAGCGAAGTCCATCGAAAGTTTTGGTTACATCAACCCAATTGTCGTCGACGACGAATTTGTAATCTTGGCGGGTAATACTCGATTCAAAGCTATCCAATTGCTTGGTTTAAGTAAGGAAGATGAAATTGATGTATTGCAAGTTTGCGGTCTAACCAATGAGCAGAAACGGGGATTTGTTATTGCGGATAACCGCGTAGCGGAGTATTCAAAATGGAATATGTCCGCGTTAGATCGCATGCTCGGGGATGGCGAAATGGATATGCAAATGTTGGCGGATTTTGGAATCCTTAATGTCAAAGCCACCAAGAAAAAACTCGAAAAAGAGTTAGACGTTCCGGAGTTGAAATGATGCAGGAAATGGATACCGCAAATAAAGAGCATCCGGCGCATCGCCTAGTTTTCGGTTTAGGAGATGCCTTGATGTATAGTCTCCGTAGTGAAGATCGTTTGCGTAAGATGTTTGAATGTTTTACCAACGACTTTTTGGTGAGTACCACGGATTTAACCTTTAAGAGGGCAGAATTCATCCGCGACTTAAACATTCAAGATCGCACCTACTTAGATAGTGGTGGTTTTACCTTATTCAAAGAGCAGTTTAAGCACGGAGCTGATAGCGAAATCTTTGTTAAGCGCTGTGAAAAATTCAAAAAGAAATTTTTAAAACTTTGCGAGATTTTAAAACCCAAAGAATGTTTTGAGCTGGATAATGATTACTTTCTTCACAACGAAGATTTGTCGTCACCGGAAAATTTCCTAAGACAAGAAGTTTTCGATATTCTCGGTTATTACCCGACGCCAGTCTTCAAACTCCATCAAGGGGTGGATTATTGGATGAAATTATGTGAAGATCCAAGATATCCAAGATTGAGTATCGGGGGCTTGGCGCAAACCCGCGAATGGCATAAGAACACGGAACTTTTGAAGACTATGATGGATTATGCTCGTGCTCATAATAAGAAAGTTCATCTGTTAGGATGCCAAAATGTCCAAGCATTTAAGGAAATTCAACCGGACACGGTAGACTACAGCATTTATCAATTTGCGATTAGTGTAGAGAATGCTAAAGCTGAGTTATGCGAAGCACGCGAAATTCCGGTAACCGAACGCAAAGGTTATAAGGTCGCGCTTTCGGAGATCTACGAGCATACCGTGCTTTATGCGTTAGCTAGAGCCAAAGCTCGAAGTTTCTTGTATGATGCGTTTGCGAAACCGGCAGATTCCGCAGATTAAAATGTAGAATAATATTGGGTAGTATTTTATAATATTACTCAATTATTTCGATTAGCGCATTTTAAATGCTTTCAATTAGGAGAAAATTTAATGAAGTCATTAGGTTTAGATATTGGCTACGGAGATGTAAAAGTGGTGATTGGGGATGGTAACCAAATCTCCCACATCTTCAAATATTCTAGTGCTATTGCCAGAGCACAAAAAGTTTCAAGTATTCGCGATCCGCGAATTGTTGAAATTACTTTACCATCCGGAGATATCGATCAAGTTTATGTTGGCTTAGATGCTTTGAGTCTACCAAGCAATATGATCGTGGATATCAGCGATTACCAAATGTTAGAAGCTTACGCGCCAGCGTTTATTGCTAAAGCTTTGGAAACCGCTGAGATTTCCGCAGATGAAATTGATGTAATGGTCTGCGGTTTAAGCGTCGCCCAATTGGGTATGTCTGGCTACTTCAAAGAGCGAATCAAACAGTTTACTGTTAGCGGCAAAGAATATAAGTTCAACCATATCTTCTTGTTACCGCAAGGCGCCGGAAGTAAGCTAGCGTTTGATATGTTTGGCGATCATTATCCGCAACCAAGAACAGAGAACATGGGTATGACATACATCGGCGGAGATATCGGTTTTAATACACTCGATATGTTCTACGTTACGGATGGTAAAACTTCTCCGAACTTATTTGAAGGCGTGGAGAATGCTGGTGTGGTTAAAATCGCTCAAAACCTTCAACAAGTAATCAAAGAACAATACTCTAAAGATATCACGTTACGTGAAGCTAAAGAAATCTTAGATTCTGGGTTCTACAAACTTCGCGGTCAAAGATTCGATATGCAGGAAGCTATCACTAAAGCTTGTGATGAATATACCAAAGGTATTTTGGAATTGATCGAAGAGCGTTACGGTAACGTGATTGATAAATGTGACTTTGTTTGTTTATTAGGTGGCGGGGCTAGCATTCTTAAATCTACAGATCCGTTCTTCAAAGTGGTTAAGAACAAATCCGAGTTCTATAACGCTATCGGGTTCTATCTCTACGGAGTTAAGCAATTCTAATTCGATATGTTAAGCCTATTACATCAATAGGCTTTTCTTTTGTTTAGAGTACGAGTTCTAGTTGCGTTTTATTGGTAGATATATTATAATACAAACATTAAATTAATTAGCAATCATAGGAGCAAAAATATGAACCAATTCAACCCAGATTACGTCGTCCCAGTAGGTGAAATTTTAAAAGAAGAATATCTAGAACCATTCCATCTTTCAGTAGAGGAATTTGCTAGCCGAATTCGAATTACCGTAAACCTAGCAAATAAGATCTTAAACGGCGAGGAGCCTATCAATTTAAACTTGGCCGCGAGACTCGGAAAGTTGTTCAACACAACCGGAGATTATTGGATGAATCTGCAAATGATCGGCGAATATCGCCAGTTATTGCGGGATCCGGATTTCCAAGAGGTGATGGATTCTATCAAACCGTTGGATGCCACTGCAATCTAATACCATTAAATATGTAAATTGTTTAGAATACTTTAAAGGATTTCATAATGGGTGGAAATGTAGTAGTTAAAGACGTCAACGGAGTTGATGTTGCCGCGGTTAAAGTGGATCTGCGAACAGTAGGAAGATCAAACGTTATTAAATTAGCGCAAAATCTTTTCAGTTCGTTGAACACTTTACACGAGGCGAAATATAGTGTACCTCTTTGGAAGAGCGATAAAGTTCTCAAAGATGCGCTAGTATTCAATGGTTCAAGTTCTTTCATTTTAAGTGAAAAATTCAGCGACCAAGAAATTTTAAAATTCAAACCAACAATGGGCGATATTGATATTGCCATCCCATCGGAACGTGCTGAAACTTTGTTCGAATTGTTAAGCAAACTTCAAGGTCGACAAGTTACCCGTAACGTGGAATTTGTAGGTATGAATAGAACCTCAAGCTCAAGCTTAGGTACCCAAATTAACTGTATCTTCCGTTTCTTAGATCCGGTAGAGTACTTGGTACAAGTAGACTTCGAATTCTTACCATTCGAAGAAGATGGTAACCCAACGGAATGGGCTCGTTTTAGCCACTCAAGCTCTTTTGATGATGCGAAAGATGGGGTAAAAGCGGTTCACCACAAATACTTAATTCGCGCATTAGTCGGTGGGGTAAGTATTCGCCCTGATATCGTTATCGCGACTAGCAAATCAACTTACGACAACTACAAATTGACTGCGGCTAGTAAGAAAGGTGATGTCGCTCGTATGTTAAAATTCTCGGTGGACCACGGCGTTCGCGTAGCGTATGCCCCATTACTAGATCAAGATGGTAACGAAGTCAAAGATAACGGTAAAACCGTATACAAAGAAATTCCGGTAGCTTCAAGTGATTATAAGAAAACATTAGTAGAAATCTTTAAATTGGTATTCAACAATGAAGATTCTAAAGATGTGGATAAACTTTGGACATTCCGCGGTGTAGTGGAACTTTGTAACAAGTATTTGAGCAAACAACAACAGAAAGATGTAGCGGAACGCTATTTTGCTTTGCTTTGGGCGGATAAGCCTCAACGAGCTCAAGAGCTTGAACGCGGCGACCCAGAACTTGACCTTGCGGTGAAATCTGGTGGTTGGAACCTATTCAAGAAATTGACCGGTATCAAAGACCCGTCAAACTTTGAACAAATTTTGCAAACTTACTATGAAGGTTACAGAAACTAAGGATTTGAGGAATTCGTATGAAAGAAAAAGAAGCATTAGAGATTGCTAAGAAATCTGACGATGAGAAAGAATTGGAAACCTTAGTGGACAATATGGATCTTTCCAAGAAGGTCCGTTTGGAAGTAGCTAAGCGCAAAGATTCTACTGCATATTACGCAAAATTAGCTTTAACAGACAAGATGTTCACCGAAGATGACATTTTGTATATGTTGATTGACGACAAAAATAAAAACGTAAGCGAACGCGCATTTACCGCATTATGCGAACGTATGAAAGGCGCCGGAATCAAAGATAAGGATGTCCGCGAAGATTTCATCGAGTATGTGATTGATGTGGCAGAAAAGACTAAGATGAAAGATCGTCGCATTACTCCTTATCTGCTTGAGAAATGCCTTAAAGCTACTAATTATGCGATTATCCGCACTGAATTGGAAAAATTGTTATCTAAGATGAACGAATCTCATCTTTTAGAAGCCTCGTACATTCAATTAGCTCAACAAACTGAAAGCCAATCCCAACTTCAAAAATTGTCCGAAAGTCAATTTGAAAGTGTTAGAGAAATCGCGAACAAACGTTTAATTTAAGTTGTATTAGATGAAATTATTTGCTTTAAGTGATCACCATTTCGGTCACCAAAACATTATCAAGTATTGTGATCGAAAAACTCACGAGATTCCAAATGCTAATCTATCAGCCTTAGAAGATGCTAAGGCTATGATTCTTGCTCATAATGAAGTAGTCCAGGATGACGACTTGGTCGTATTCGGTGGAGATATTCAAGCTAGCAAGCAAGGAAGAGAGTGGATCGCTAAAATTATCGCGAAATTGAAAGGTCGTAAAATCCTCGTTAGAGGTAACCACGATCATTTCACTAACGAAGAATACATTCAGATGGGATTCGAAAGTGTTCACGATATTTTGACTATCGATGAATTTTGCTTTTGTCATTATCCGGATGTTCCGTTAGCGGTGGATATTTGCCAGAAGAAGAATCTTACTCTATGTTGTGGTCACACCCATAAAGAGTTCAAAGATTATGGTGATGGGGTTAAGCGAATAAATCTCTGTGTTGATGTAGCCGGAAGAACTCCAATTCTTTTGAAAGAGTTTCCGGATTCTTAATTTATTTCATATCCCAAGATCCCCAAGATCTCCAAGATCTACCCGAAAGGGTAAGTTTTGGAGATTTTTTTTTATTTTGAATCTTTCAAGTTTCGGTCACCAAAACTCTTCAACACCATTTTCAAAAATTTTCGTAAACGAAATGATTTATTGATGATATTCTTATAATAAATACTCTATACTATAATTTTGTCCAAAATACGTAGAGTAATAAGATCAATAAGAGGAATTCTGTTTAGTGTTTGTTGAATCAAAGTACATACTTGATTACAATCGAAGAGTCAAAACCCCGTTTGGTTACCAAAGAATCGAAGAAATTCACAAAACCAAAATTTTGAAGTCTTTGAAGTTTATCCACGAACGTGGAGAACTCACTGTAGCTGAATTTCATACTTTTATCATCGATGAGGAAGAATTCCAAGCTAACGAAATGCGCGTTGGGGATCACTTCGATACCGTCGACGGTAAGTCTAAAATCCTGGAAATCCAAGATGCTGGAGAGCAAGAGCTCTACGATATTACCTTAGATCAATCCGAATTTGAAAATTTCTGGTACTACACCGGAGGGGTATTATCTCATAATTCCGGTAAATCCATCACCGTAGCTTGCTATCTTTCTTGGCTTTATAATTTCCATAAGAATTTGACGATTGGTATTGTGGCAAACCGAGGCGCCCAAGCTCGGGAATTCTTACAGAACGTCAAAGATATTATTTCGCGTTTGCCGATCTGGTTAATGCAAGGTACCGAAATTTGGAATAAGCGCGATATCAAAAATGAGATAGGTTCTCGAATTTTGACGGATGTCCCAGGTCCGGATGCGTTCAGGGGTTATACTTGCAATGTCCTTACAATCGATGAGTGTGCCTTCATTAAGACTTCAGTCTGGGAGGAATTCGCAGATTCAATCTTCCCATCGCAATCGGCATTATCTTGGAAGAAAAATATCATCATCTCTACTGCTAAGGGTCTCAATCACTTTTATGATTTAGTTCAGAAAGCGAAGTTAGACGAAATGCAACCAAATTCAAAAACCGCGTTTATCGAAGTTCACTGGGATGAGGTTCCAAGATATGATTCTAAAGGTAACCTGATGGAACCGGAAGAATTCAAACGTCAAATCATCAAGCGCTATGGACGAGTATATTTCGAGCAAAACTATGGTAACTCATTCGTCGGATCCTCCGAAACTTTGATTGCTCCGGAAGTTCTCGCAGAATTGCAACATAAAAATCCTATCGCAGTATGGGATGATATGCTTAGATTATATTATGAACCTCAGCAAAATCATACCTATATTATGAGCGTAGATGCCGCTAAAGAAGGTAAAGACTATTTCGCCATCCAAGTAATTGACGTAACCGAAATGCCTTTCCGGCAAGTCGCGGCCGCGAATTTGCAGGTAGATTACTTGACTATGCCGGATTTCTTATACGAATGGGGAGCAAGATTTAATACCGCGCATATGATCATTGAAAACAATGAAGGCGCAGGGCAATCTATTGCGGATATGTTGGTTAATCATTTCGAGTACCCTAACATCTATTACCAAGATAACAAATACAAGTATCCAGGATTTAGAACTACTAAATCAACTAGAGATTCTATCATTAGAATGTTACAAATACTTATTAACTCCGGCAAGTTGGAAATCTGCGATAAGGAAACCATCAGCGAATTCCAACGATTTGAATTGGTCAATGATAAGTATCAAGCCTCGTCCGGTCATGACGATTTAGTTATGGCGTTAGCTATTTCCATTGCTCCGATGACCAATATGGATAACTTTAGCGACTTCGGAAAATTCTTAGATGCTTTAAAATCCGATGAGGTTTTAGATTCCGGCGCGTTCTTCGAAATTGGGGATCTGGCATTCGAAGACTTTTAAAAATCAATATTTAGAGCTTTCATATTTCGGTCACCGAAATTTTGAAAGTCTCAAATAACTCGTGCGACAGCACAAAACGTTAAATTTAACAAAAAGGAAAACAAAATGGCAATTACAGTTATTACTCCTGCTGACCTAGGTACAGGTTTAAAAGTAGAAGCTCAGAAGGTTGTTGTTGATACTGCAGCGTTAAACATCCCAGTTGATGTTAAATTATCTGGCGTGTCAGTGGACAAAGCTGAGAAGAAAATGAAATTCACTTTAAGTGATGGCACCGAAATCGAACAAAGTATTGCAGATTTCTTAACAGTGGATACTGATACTAAAATCGTTTCCGGTTCATACGCTGGCAACAAAATCACTTTAGTGGATAGCGAAGGCGCTAACGTTGAAGTGGATCTTTCAACTTTAGTTACCGAAGTTAAAGACGCCGCAGCTACTAAAGCTGGCGAATTAGTAGATGCAGCTAAAGCGGCTCAAGCTACTAAAGACCAAGAACAAGACGCTAAAATCCAAGCTTTAGAAACAGCTAAAGGTGCATTAGAGCCTAAAGTTACTACTTTAGAAGGCAAAGTAAATGACCTAGAACCTAAAGTTCAAGCGTTAGAAAACAAGAAAGCTACTGGTATCGAAGTTAAATCTTTAGGCGAAGTGTCTTTAGGCTACTTAGTTTCTGCTAGCGACGTAACCGCGGCGTAATCTTAAAAATTTCCGAGCCTTGATGATTTCGGTCACCGAAACTTTCAGGGTTCGGAAAATTAATTTGTTAAGGAGAATCTAATGTCTGCATCCACTGCAAGCGTCAATTTAGCTGATGTCAGTCAGTTTTTAGTAGGAAGTGATACGTTAAAGTTAACGCCATTCTTTATTAAGAATTTTACCATTCCTTCTATAGCTTTTGCCCATCCTAGTCTGATGACTAGATCTGGGGTAGCTCTTCATACTGGAGCTGATAGCATCGACTTTAATGATCTCAGCTTGGATATTATGTTAGATTCCGGGTTCCAAACCTATTTCGAATTGTTAGATCTTGCCATGCAGGAAGTTAACTTCGAACAGGATACTTTTAGCACTCCGACTTTTGACCTATGGGTTCAAATTCTCAACTCAAATAAAGAAATACTCTTTAGAGTTGATTTCAAAAATTGTAGAATCTCCAGTATTGGTGAAATAGCACTTGATCCATCCGCGGAATTAGGCGCTAGCCTAAATATCGGAGTAGTCTACGATTATTGGACTTATACCAAAGCGTATTGCGATAAAGAAGTTAGAAACAACTCGCCTATTCAGGGAATTGATGAAACGGTTTTAGATAGTTCCGGTACCAAGAAAGGCCCAAATCGTTGGATTGAGAAACCATTGAGTGCTGTTAAAATATAAATACTATAACGAATTAAATATGCAAACTTTAATCGCAAATCGTTAACCTAACTATAGAAAGGAAAATACAATGGCAGATTGCAAATCTTGCGAAACATCATCATTATTCGCATCAACACGCGAAGCTCGTTTAGAAGCTATTGCTAAAGCAAAACGCGATGAACAAGCTCGCAAAGAACAAGTAGAACGTTTAGAAGCGATTCGTCGTACTATCGCTATCAACGATGCTAAAGAACAAGCTCGCTTCCAAGCTTTACAAGAAGCGGAGAAAGAGTTCAAAATTCGCGAACGCGACATCCTTGAAAAACAACTCGAAGAAACTATCGAGATGTCTAAACGCATGCAAGAACAATACCAAGAGTTCGTGGTAACTACTAACGCTATCGCGGAAAAATTAGCTAACCCGGCTATGTTGTTCAAAACTGCAACTATCAAATCAGCGGACGAATTCAAAGACTACTTCAAATTAACTTATGAAGATGGTCGCGTATTAAACATCCCTATGGGTTTAATCGACTTCGTTTTAAAATCAAAATTAGACGCTATCAACACTATGTTCGATTTAGTTAACCAAGAACACGACGCGGTCAGCAAACGTGTTACGGCTAACGAAGAACAAGTGAACAAATTAGCAGATCTATTCAAAACTTTAGTAGCTAACATTGCCACTCACGAAACTGATCAACAAGTTGCGTTTGAGAAATTCAAATGTGAAGTTAAAACTAAAGTAGATGAATTAACAGCTAACGTTAACTCAATTGCGGAATCTTTCGCGAAAGTGGTTGCTACTGTTGATAAACAATCTGAAGTTTTAAACACATTAGTAAAAGCTAACTAATAACTTTCGGTAACCGAAACTTACCGAATTATAAGTTTAAATTTAAAAGATCTCCACGATCCACTAAATCCACCAGAGAGCTAGAGTGGTTAATTGTGGAAAGTGGAGATTTTTATTTTGTTTAAATATAAACAAACCATACAGAATTTTAGTTAACGTTAACACAAAGGTAAACAAAATGAAAGAAAGTAAAGAACGCTTAGAAAGCGCCCGCTCAGTAGCTCCTGAGTTCTATGGTTCTCGTTACGAGTTCGCTCACGACTTACCATACATGAAAGCAGACATCTGGGCTGAGGGTAAAGCTGAAGAGAAAGACGAAAAGGCGAATGAAGAAATCTATCGCGTTTTTGGCCACGATCCAGCAACCTATCCAAACCAAGACAACCCACAACACTTCGCAAACGTGCAGTTTGGTGGTAAAGTTGACAACAACAAACTTCACGTAATGCAAGACAGCGAAGCTTCTCGTACCGAGATCAATATCGCGTTACGCGCAGTTAAAGAAAATGCAGAAGGCCGTTTTGCTCGCGATGGTGAATATTCTCGTTCAGCATTATGGAAACCAGAAGTGGAAAAACAAGGTGTAGAACGTACAGTTCGTGGCTTACGCCAAGACGGCGAAGAGATCCAATCTCGCGAAGGTTCCCGTAAATACGGTGAAAAATCACGTGTTGAATTTGAACACGATGCTGGTTACTTAAAAACTGAAATCTTCGCTGAGAAGAAAGAAGAGAAGAAAGAAGAACCAAAACCACAACCAGAGCCTCAACCACAACCAGAGCCTCAACCACAACCTGAGCCACAACCAGAGCCACAGCCAAAACCGGAACCTTGCCCAGAAGGTAAATGTGAACCAGGTACATTAGGTAATGCGTTAGACAAAGCGGACAAAGCGGCTGAAGCTATCGATAAAGTGATTGAGCCAGTAGCTCCAAAAGCTGAAGAAACTCCTGCAGCTCCGGCAACTCCGGTAGAAAGCGGTACGCCAAACACTGTGGAAGATCATTTAGAAGATAATAGCGGTGCAATCTCTAATCCAGTAGGCAACGAACACCTATAAGGTGGTCTAAATGAATAGAGAAAGTTGTTTAGATACCCTCGATCTTAGCGAAGAATCAAAAGGTCCTAAAGCTTCGATTAGCTTCGAATCTAACCAACAAGACTTTCAGTCACCAGAAGAAGGCTTGGCATTTTTAGAATTAATGCAAATTACTAGAAAGCGCCAAGCTATCTTAGAAGAGCAAGAAACTCACGAGCTCGCAAGACTTAAGAAGTTGTTGGATTTGGATGTGGAACTACAAAGTTTAGGTGTAAGCACATTATACTTCCCAGATTTAGAAAATTTGGTAAGTTGTGAATAATAAAAAGGAATAGAATAATGTCTACTTGGAAATTAAACGGTAATTGCAATTCTGGTTGTAACAATAGTAGCACCAAACCCGCAGTAACTGACTGCAACGTATTATCATCTGATGTTAATCTTTTATCATTAGACATCGTTGAACGTTTATTGGCTGAATTATATACCGGTGAAAAACCTGGTATCAAAACTCGCGAAGCTCTTTTAGTTGAGAAAATCGTGGAATTAGTAAAAGCCAAAATCGACGAATCTTATCGCGGCCCTCAAGGCCCTCGCGGAGCACAAGGCGTTCAAGGCGAAGCAGGCCCTCGCGGCGCAGAAGGTCCTAAAGGCGATCGTGGAGCTCAAGGCGCTCAAGGACCGCAAGGTCCGCAAGGCATCGAAGGCCCACAAGGCCCTAAAGGGGCAAAAGGGGATACTGGTGCTAAAGGTAAAGATGCGGATTATACCTCTGTTGAATTTACCAACGCGGTTAAGAAAATCATTCGCGAAGTTTCTGCAGAATAATTAAATATTTTAGAGGTCGCGAGTTTTGTTCAACAAGATAAGCGACCCACTAAAAACTTCTTTTAATCGATTAATAAGGAAAATAATAATGACTCCAGAACAAGCAGCACTAGATGCTCAAAACTCTGCAACAGCGGCTAACCGTTCAGATGAAGCGGCGGCGGCAAGTGCACGAATTGCGGCAACCGAAGCGGAAAAAGCGGTAACTTCTCGTAACGCGGCAGACACTTCACGCGACCAAGCTCAAGTATCTCGCGATAAAGCAGATGAAGCTCGTCACGGCGCGGAAGACGCTCGCACTGCAAGTGAAAAGGCATCAGCCCAATCCGAAGTTTCTCGCTTAGCGAGTGAAGCGGCTAAAGTATTAGCGGAAAAATCTCAACAAGCCGTAGAAAAATCAGAAGCTAATGTAACAGCATTAGAAACTAAAGCATCATTGGCAAGCGAAAAAGCCATCGAAGCGGCGTTAAACGCTGGCAAAGCTCGCGATGAAGCTCACCAAGCTCAAACTAACGCAGAAGCTAACGAAGACAAAGCGGTAGCGGCTAAAGATGAAGCTACTAAACAAGCTGATGAAGCTAAAAAAGCTAAAGAAGATGCATTAGTTGCGGCTAAAGAATCTCAAGCGTCTGCAACTGAATCATTAGCTAAAGCTAAAGAATCTGCATTATCTGCGGTAGATTCAAAAGACTTTGCTAACCAAGCAGAATTAGAAGCTGGTAAAGCTAAAGAGCAAGCGGAAGCCGCTAAAACTCAAGCGACTAAAGCTGAATTAGAAGCTACCAAAGCGGAAGCTAAATCTAACGAAGCTACGGCAACTTTAGGTAGTGTTAAAGCCCAAGCAACTTTAGCAGAAACTAAAGCAGAAGAAGCTAAAGCAAAAGCGGAAGAAGCTAAAGCATCACAAGAAGCAATCGCAGTATTGGAACGCACTGTAACTTCGAATGCTTCTGCGGCGGCAGCGAGCGCTCAAGCGGCGGCCAAATCTGCTGAAGCGGCAAACGATTCAGCAATCGAATCTGGTAAAATCGCCGTTGCGGTAACCGAAGCTCAATTGAAAGTTTCACAAAGCGAAGCTCAAGTAGCTCAACATCAAGCAGATGTAGTGGCTCAAAAAGCGGAAATCCAAGCTATGTTACTTGAAATTAAAGCTAAAAAAGCTGAAGTGGAAGTAGCAGAAGTTAAAATCAAAGCCATGTTAGATGAAGTTCGTAACTTACACGAATCATTCAAACGTTGCCCTACCGCAATCCCAACAACTGTGGTAACCACAAAATCTGTTAACGCAGCGATCCAAGAATACCTGGATGCTCATAAAGCACCTAAAGCTGACGCTACAAACGCCCACGCTTAATTAATCGGGAGGCTCAAATGACTGATAAAGTCGAAAAAATTGAAAACTTTGAGCCTCTTCAACCTTTAGACATTAAATTTAAAAAACCGGAAAAATTGCACGTATGTGGATGTAATCCGGAGAATCCAATTGTTAAAGAGGTTGAAGAAGCATTAGCGGCATGCGGTTGCGGCTCTAACGTATACACCGCGATTGCGCCTTTGATGGTTTTCGAAGAATCTTGTGCTATGCCAGTTAGCGTGGAAAAGCTCATCGTTAAAGAAGATGAAATTAAATCTGCGCAAGACGTAATCAATGAAGTTTTCTCATTGTTTAGACCAGCGGGCTCCGAGCCGGATTGTTCTAAAATTGAGAAGATTATCAAAGAGCTCAAATTGGATGCACCTAAAGTAGATCTTAAACAAGCTCCGGAAATCCAGGATGCGGTGATTGCTAAGATCGCAGAAAAGATTCTGGCTAAAATGCAAGGTCGCGTGGCTATCATCAAACAAAAAGATTCAAAATTGTCTTGTCTTGGTAAGGATGATAAGATTGAATACTTGGTCGTTGAGAGCGGCGAGAGCGGCAACGGTGGCGAAGCGCCAAAACCGACTCCAAATCCGGAAACTCCGAATCCAGCGGATCCGGCTAAACCGGTGAATCCAGCGACACCAGATATATCTGGTTTACCAGCAGATGCTAGAGATGGGATCATCGAGGATTTAGTTGGGGTAATCGAAGTGGCTCCTGGAGTAAACGTACCTTCTGCTAATACCGCGAATACGGGTTTATAATATAATAAACATTACTAAGAACAATAACAAAGGATAACAAATGAACTTCTACAAAGTAAAAGACTTAGCAAAATCTTGGAGTGTTTGGGCGGCTTCTGCAGTCGCAGTAACTCCAGTAGTAGATATGACAACCGGTTTATTCTCTTTCATCCCTGAGAAATACAAACCATTAGCGGTAACCGCAATGGGCCTATTAACCATCGGTTTGCGCGCAATCAAACAAGTTCACACAGTTTTCAGTACTGACGAAAACGACGTAACCAAAACTGCAGACGCAATTTTAGGTGCTAAAGAAGCAGAAGTTCGCGAAGCTACTGCTAAAATTGAAAAAGCGGCTAAAGATATTGAACAAGTAGTTGATGTAGCCAAACAAGCTAAAGATATTGTTAAAGCAATCAAAGCAAAAGCGGGTAAATAATCCTGTATGGAGGTTAGAATGAATAACCAACAAATCGCAATGAACGATTTCCACGCGGAATTTAGTAATTCAAGCTTTGACAAAATCAGCAGACTCCTTTATTGCGGTGGCATTAAGGGCGCATTATCTATGTTGATATTCTGGACCTCCATTACCTTAGTACGCGAGATTTACTCGCGTATTACTGGTGAGGATATCATCTTCCATAACACCGAAGAAATTGTATTCTGGGTGGTCGGGGTATCTACGATAATCATAGGTTTAGTCGGATTGCGCGTGCATGAAAACCGTTTACGCTACCTGAGCTTACTTTTAGGAAGTTTTGTACAAATCTGGGTAGCAGTACAATTCTATCTTCACAGCAGTGAACCTAGCTCTTTTGTACCAGCCGCCACAGCTCTATGGTTCTTCGGAGCCGCAATCTACTTTAAGGGAGTTATGAATGGCCATCGAACCTGCGCTTCTTAAGAATATTAGCGATTATCTCGTTCATATTCTTGTATTCTTTGGAGCTGTAGGTGGATCTTTGAAAGCATCGGCGGGTAGAGCGAACGTTAAAGATAGCAAACTCTTAAACGTTCTTATTGGTATCTTCTGTGGTATTGCAGTAGCGGGACATTATAGTGCCCAATTATCTCCCTTTCTCGCGGGGATTTTAAGCTTAGCGGTATCTTCAGTGAGTATAGTAGTACTAGAGGATGTTATACTACTAGCACCGAAACTCTTGGACTGGTGGATTTCTAGAAAATTTGAAATAGACAAGGATGAAATTGAAGATTTTCGCGAAAGATACACCAAGGCTAAAGAAGAAGGCGCCCAAACCAAAAAAACCAGCCGATTCACAGGGATCGCAAAACCCTTAAATAATTATCGAATTATGCAAATGGTGCGAATTGCGATTTTAGGAGAATTGTATGGCAATTACATTTTTACAACCAAGTGATCTTAACGAGGATCACTTCGAAATTAAGAAAGGGAAAGTCTGCGCTAAGCGCAAATCTTCCAAGTTTACGCTAAACTGGGCGATCAGCAAAGATGTGGTGGCTAACCATCACCCAAGAGATTACGATAACCCGAGTCGTCGCTATCTTCAAGTGGTGGATGGAATTGGCAAGTTCCATTTAGATTTTATGCCGAAGAAAGATATTAGCGGAATCACTAATATATTCGCTTTGCCAGCTGGATGCCCAAGACCTAACGATTTAGTGGAAGTACAAACGCACGATGGTGGTTCTGTTTTCATGACGGCCGGTGCGACTGTAATTCAAGGTCTCAATCTTAAAGCAAATACTCGATATATTGTGGACTTGCTAGCTTTCTTTCCGGATTATTAATTTCAAATTTTGTTCAACAAAACCTCTAAACCTCAAAGATGTAAAATTTTTGAGGTTTTTATTTTATTTTATGTTAGGATATATTATAATATACATATTACATCTTACGTTTAGGAGAAAATTATGTTCTGTAACGATTGCAAAGATTCAATCAAAGCCTTCGGGGCTATATACAAAGATGGACTTTCTCTGAATACTGACCGCAAGGTCAAAACTTCAGAAACTCCAATCTCTGTTTTAGAAGAAAGCGACATCCAATATCAAAAAGGCGACCACGCACCACATGTGCAAGTTGGTATGGTAGTAAAATCCAAATACGGCCATTCAGTATTATTGCAAGAAGTATTAGCCCTTTCGACCTATCAACATCCTACCTACGGTAGATTCGTTGGCAAAGGTTTAGTAGTAGAAAAGAACTTATGTAGCAAATGTGTTCCATTTACTATCAAACATCCACGTCCCGTGGCAGTTTTTGAAGATGAAATAGAAAAGATTGAAGCAGTGCAAATTCCAATCGAGCGTTTGCATAAATGCGGGGAACGCGTAGTGGTAGAAAACACCAAAGGTGAAGTTTTCGAAGCTCGTATTGAACAAATCGATTTTAATGATAAACAATTCCGTTATATGGTAGAACTTGACGGGGTTAAAGTTTGGTGCGCGGAGAGCAAATCTGAATGTTCTTTGGATGGTCTTCGTTGCAATGATTTCTGGGTTTTAAATGAGTAAAGGTTAATGGGTTCTATTATGTTAGATTTTTTAACAAACAAAAAGAACGAACTTTTCGGTGAACAAGTTTCTACTGCGGAATTAAGAAGCGCAATAGCTCACGAAGTATGGCGCAATTCCGCGGTTTTGAGATCTGCAAAGTTTAGCGGTAAAGGGGTTATGATCACGATGGGTGAGAAGTTAGTAGTCCCATCAAATCCGGGCGCGAATGTTGCAGTATACACTGATTTTACCCCTAACTATCGTTCATTAGTCCAACATCCAATGAGCAACGAGCGTTGGGATACCAAGAAATTCAAACCAGGCGAGATTGGTTATGTGGCGGCAGATAGATGCTATCGTCAAATTTGCTTTACTCCGACAAATCCGCAGCATGTGTTATTGGCGAGTCTAGGTTTAATTTTCCGTTCACCGGAAGCTCTAGTAAGCTGGGCTAAATCTTGGGGATTTAAATCTAACCTATTCTTCTCAGTGCGAGATGTTCCGGAAACTCCGCGCGATTTCATACCTAAAGCGGAGAAATGCGCAGAAAACGCCGAACAATCTAACAAGTCTATTGTGTAGATGGGTGTTGGATGAATTACAAATCCGTAAGTTCTAGTGACCTAAACTCAATTCGCCAAGAACTTCTAAAACTGCAAGACTACAAATGTGCCATCTGTGGCAAGGATTTATCTAATGAGCAAACTAACAATCAACACGTAGACCATCAACACTTATACAAATCCGACGAGCTTGGATTTTGTGGAAATGGTCTAATCCGTGGAGTATTGTGTAGAGATTGTAATGCTTTGGAAGGTAAGATTTGGAATAATCTTCATAGATTTGGTAAATCCGATAAATCCAATCCGGCGGAGTCTCGTATCGAGTGGCTTTCCAATTTATTGGAGTATTACAAAAATCCGCATTATGCAAAAGATCCAATCTTGCATCCTAAGGAGAAACGAGCGGAAAAATTAGGTAAAGCGCAATACAATAAAATTTTGAAATGGTACAAATCACAAGACTTCGCTTATAAGCGTAACGGCGATCTCAAACCATTTCCAAAATACACCTCTAAAATTTCTCCGAAGATGCAAGGTTTCATCGACCAGATGAGATCTGCAGGCATCGAAATCTAAAATATTTTCAAAAATTCTGCAAAAAGTAGCAAATTCTAGTTGCCTTCTTAGTCGAAGGCGACTATAATGTTCATGTTAAGTTAATTAATTATAGTGATTAAGGAGCATAATATGAAAATCGCTAAATCCCTTCTAGCAGCTGCTATCGTAGCTTTCACCGCATCAACCGCAATCAACGCTAACGCGTCTGGCCCAAACACCAAATCCGCCCGAGCTTTAGATCCTGAAGTTAAGGTAATGCCTGGTGTTACCAAAACTAACCAATACGGTTTTATGTTTAAACGCCATCCTTTATTAACTGGTGTTCACGCTTTGGAAGTCCAAGGTGGCACCATTATGTTAAGCGGCGCAAAACTTTTAGATTATCGCGAAACTGAAGGTCCTTTAGTAGGCTTCTATTGCTACTCCGCCACTAATGATAGCGGTAATGCAGTTTGTTCGGTGGATGATGGTGGTTATATGAGTTTTGAAGAATATGCCAACTCTATCGGTCTCCGACCATATGTTCGCTACAATAATACTTTCCAAGATCCGAATGGTGAAATGGTGGAAGCGATTATTGGTTGCTCTAAAAAATTCACTCAAAAACAATGCCAAGATTACATTGTTGACGAATATACAGGAGCAAAACTATAATGCGTTTACAGTTAGTTAGAGAAGGTCAACAATATAAGACCCGACAAGGGGTTCTGCTTACTGTAGTGGATGTAATTGAAGGTAATAGCCCGCTCGAGGTGGATTACGTGGTGTTTGAAGTTGGTGGTGTTTTAACATCTACCACTTTGATCGATTTTAATCGTCAAGTTCACCAATTAGTCAATGAATCTTGTTTCCTCGCTACCGCGGAATACAAAGAAGATTTGATCAAAAACAAAATTGAGTTTAAGTATAATCACGGAGAAATTTGGTTAGGGGCAGATGGTCAAAACTATCTGATTCTGCGTACTTTGCGCTCCGGCAAATCTCGTTTTGTTTTGTATCCTATCCGCACGGATGATTTCATCGACATCGAAGATCTCCCAACTTCAGATGATGTGGAATTGGTAGCTCGCGTAACTTACCATCAACCGGTAAAATTTGGTTGTATGCAAGTTCTTCTAAAAGATTCAGTTTGGGATGTGCAAGAAACGTTTCAACATACGGTAAAAATCCGCAGTGCGGAAGTCTTGGATGTTTATGATCTTCCGGATGAACTTACTGTAGGTTTCGGCAACATCGTAGCTTATCACCCCACTGCGTTGGACTACGAGGGCTACCGCGAACTGGTATGGGCTTGTAATGATACCAAAGATGATGGAGTTCTCCGAACCCTGCAAGAGTTGGAGCATCAACTTCTTCGCGATCGTTGGATGGTTGAGCACGATTGGTTACCGAAATAACGAAATAGGAGATATGATGGATTCTTTTAATTATAAACATCCCGAATTCCAATATCTTACGCTGATGCGTAATATTTTGGAGAATGGGGTAATGGTGGATAACCCAAGAACTAAAAGTAAGTGTTTAACTTTGCTTAACTATCAAATCAAATTCGATGGTAATGTATTTCCGTTAGTGACGACTCGTAAAAGCTATTGGAAGCAAGCGATCTTGGAAATGATTTGCTATATGCGCGGGTATACCCGAAAACAACAATTCAATGATCTTGGAGTTAAAACTTGGGACGCCAACATCGAAAATTGGGATTCCCCGTACAACCCGGATAAAGATTTTGCCGGTATCATCTACGGAGCTAGTAGCGAACAAGTAGGTTTAAGTTACCAAGATTTAGTTGAACAAATCAAACAAAATCCTTACGATCGCGGGCATATTTGGAGCTTCTGGAATCCAGAATATTTCAAATTGGGATGTTTAAGGCCTTGCATGTTTTTGCATCATTTCAACGTGATTAACGATACGTTGTATTTGACGAGCACGCAGCGTTCGCAAGATGTCCCTCTTGGTGGAAATTTCAACATGGTGCAAGCTTGGTTTTTGTTGAACATCACCGCAAAACTTACCGGTCTTCGCGTAGGCGACGTAACAATGAATATCGCGAATTGCCACATTTATGAAAATCAAATTGAACCGGCCAAAATCCAAGTACAACGTCAACCTTTCAATCCACCAAAAATTGAAGGTATTTTCGAAGGATCGAAATCCAAAGGACTTACGATGGATGATATTTTAAATCACCCTGATCCTTTACGGGACGTAAGAGTATTGGAGTATATGCATTGGGGGCCTATCAAATATGAATTTACTGTTTAAAGTGCCGGATTGGTATGATCCGGATAAAAACCTTATCATTGATTTGGATTGGGATTCCAGTGATGTTTTTGAAGCTCAGGATACCGTCCGAGGTGATAAAGTCCCGTGCGTAGTAGGTATCAATGGAGTTAGGATCCACGCTATAGAGACCAGATGGGGCAAAAAGGCCTATTTTGGAAAGGATGGCTTGGATGAAGACAATAACCTCATATTAGACCCTTCAAGCAAATACAAATATTATAAAATCCCGCGTTTCTCGAGATTTGGAAGATCGATATCTCTGTATGATAAGGTGTTATGTGATTATAACAGTTATAAATGGGTAGTTTTTGATATAGATGAAAGCGCAGGAAGATACAAGTGTACTAATGGATTTGAATATCGTTGGTATAGTAAGAAAGATCTTACGCTTATTAAATCTCTTACCCCGCCGAAAACTATTAAGGAGCAAATTAGATGCATTTTAAACAAAATTGCGCGTACAAAGATAATGAAGGCAATTACTGGTTTGTACGCTGGGTAGATAAGAAAACAGTCTACAACACCACACCAGATCTGCAAAATTTTTCAAAATCTCTGCTAACCGCAGGATTATTGAAATTTGCAAGACCAGACTATCTTCCAAATGACGGTTTTACAGAATACATCTTCGATGCTGAGACTGGCGAGATACAAGTTCCTTACTTTAAAGAGCAATATTCGATTGTGCTTAACAAAGATAATGTATTAGATTATAATCTAAACAATTCATTAATCGATATTATCAAAAATTGCTGGAAACGTATTACTACGAGACCGGCAGAATTTAAGAAATTCGATATGGTTCGTTGCTTGAGTTTTAAAGAAGATGGTATTATAATTACTAAAGATGAATTAGATAACCAATTCTTAATCTACTATCCATTTACCGGTATTAGACAATGGGAACACGCCAGTGATTTAGAATTTGTTTATCGCCCAGTTAAGACAGCCAAACTAGTTAAATCAAATGCAAACTAATCAATTAGAATTTAGAGAAATAGTTCCGTTTTTCTTGGATTGCGTAAAGCAATTAGGATGCCAAGAATCGGATATCCACAAACAGGATTTCGACATTGCCTGTAGATGTCCAGTTTGTGGAGACTCGAGAACTCGGAAGAATTTAAAACGTTTACATCTTTATCAAAAAGGAGATGTTATTAATGTTAACTGTTTCAATGGTGATTGCTCCGTTAAGAATATGACCCCTTATAAATTCTTCCAGGATTATAATTCTCGGGTTTTTGAACAATTCAAAAATTTCTACAAGCGTAGATTCTTTGATCAAGTTCAGGTGGAAAGAGCGGCAAAAGAGTTGAAGGAATCTAATTGCGATTCCTGTAAATCTTTCAATTCGTTGAACGCAGAGGATTTATTTGCAGTCGATCCAGAAATCCAGGATCCAGAGCGGGAAGCTAACAAAGCTTTGATATTGGAGATGATCCAAGGCTTTGAATGGACTTTAGATGATTCAAAAGATATGAAGGCTTTCAAAGATTTGGTTGATCAAGTTAAAAAACTAGGTAACCAAGCTTTTGATGATTTCAAGATGATGATTAATTAATAATCCTCGCAGCATAAGGTCGTTTCGTAATAGGTCACTGAAAATCTATAAATATATTTGTAAGTATAACAATTATATTTTTAGAGAATTAGGTGACCTATTTTGTACACTAACAACTATAAAGTTTGTTTGGATGATTCTATCCAATCCATTCACAAAGAATTTAGAGATCACGCTAGAGCGTTGTTAGTATCGCTTGGCGTAGATCCTAGCCCTTCAAACGTCTCGAAACTTCGAGGTGTCAAAATCCCTGGTGGAGTTAAAATCTCAGTAGAAGATAAGGATTATCTCGTCTACGAGAATTCTTCGTTTGTTCAAAAATTAGAACAATGGATTTTAACATACCCGCTATCACTTCCAGCGAAGTATCTTGCTTTATTCATTTCAGGCTCGGTAGAGGCAAGCTTTGACTTTAGCCATTCCATCCAATTAGCCGAGAATTTCAAAAAGAATCCTACGGATAACTCCTTATGGACTTTGAGAGCTTTCATCAATAATGATAAGTTTTTGAATGAACATCTATACGAAATCTTAGTAAGTGAATTCGGCGGATGTGATTTGGGTATCCAAAATCTTGCCAGTATGTTTGATTTCAAATCAAGTAAACAAATTACGTACCGCGAAAAATCTTACTGGATTTTCGAAATCCCGAAAGCGGCTAAGGATATCAAATTGAATTTAGTAGGTCAATATCTCGGTGACCGAAACTTTGAGGGTTGCTAAATGGGCATTAATCCGAAATTCGAAAGATTCCGTTACTTCGAGATTTATAACCCGGAATTACTTAAACACATCGAATCCCAAATCGACGTGGATTATTTCCCTAGAGGGAATGATCCTTACTTAAATGAATTTGTGGATTCTATTAAATTATACATTAAACAAAAAATTAAAGGATAATAAAATGTGCGTTACCGTAGCAATTAAATTACCAAGAGATCGTGAGACTGGTAAACCAACCAAAGACTCACAATGGACGTTATTCAAAATTCGCGATCGCGCATACGATCCGGTGTACCAATTCAAAACATTACAAACTGATAAATCTACCACTTTATTCTTAGTTGACGAAGATTCGGATTGGACGGAATGTATTCGAGTAAACAATGCATCCGGAGATACCGAACTGATGTTCGTTAACTCTGCGTTGAACAACTCAATGGATAAGAAAGATGGTACTTCAAAATCCAAAACAGTTAAGAAAAACGGCAAGAAAGCGGATCACGGATTAACTGCGCGTCGCGCAAGCCGCGAGATGTCTTTAAAAGAAGCTTTGAAATCTTTCCAAGAAATGAAATTCGATGGCTGTACTTTTGTAAGTGATGGAGATAAATGTTTCTTGATCGAATCTTCGCTTCCAGCGGATGTCAAGAAAGAGCTCAAAGCCAAGAAAACTAAAGAAGGCGCGGAAAACACTTTACGTTCTGCGGCAAAAGAAGAAGATTATGTGTCTACAGTAGAAGAAGTTACTGATTGGTTGTGCGTTCGTACAAATCACGGCGTAACTAACGAGGAGGCTGGTTACCAAGAAAATGATGGAATTTCTTTTGAATCTAGTACTTCTCGTCGCGAGAAAGCAGAAGAGTATATCAAAGAGCACGTTTTCGAAGTTTCCGATATTCTACCTGCGGTAGATGCTATGGGGGAAGAATTCATTGAGAAGAATGCTTTCTTACGCCCAAGACGCGTTAAAGAAGAAGTAGAGAAGATTGCAGAGAAAGACCCTGATTTCAAATCGATCATCTATTCTACATCAGCGTTCGTAATGACCAGTAACGGTAGTATTCGAATTAAATTGTATGATGCGAGCATTAGTGAAATCAATATGGGTAAGATCTATAGTCAAGATTTCCCAATCAATGTAAGTATCGAAAGATAATATTAGGAGCATAAAATGAACGGCGCAAACATCACAGATTTAAAACATCAAGTTTCGGAAGAACAAACGTTCTTCCTAACTTTGGTTGAACCATACAATAATGTAGATGATTTATTCTTTAGTTTATTCAAAGCATTCCCATTAGCGGTAGTCCCAACAGAACCAGAAGCTTTGATTGAATTCAAATCTAAATTAGAAGAACTTCTAAACTTTGCTGAAATGCAAGACGTAGATGTATTAGTACAAGATCGTAATGCTTATCAAAGTTTCCGCGTTAAGAGCTTGGAAGATTTTGATTATGCAACACAATACGTTGAACATACCGATAAAGAAGTGACTCCGGAGCTTCCGGATATGGGTAACTTCTGGTCTATTGCCAATGAACCATTCGAAGTAAACTTCAATGCGGTGTATGATAATATCCTAGATCCAATTGATCAACGCTTTACCGCTCGTGGGGATCTATTGCCACAAGGTCAAATAGATCTTCCAGATAGTACATTCGATCAACGTCATCGTTTAGGCTCTAATAACCAAAGCGAACTTCGTATTGTAGATCGTCTTTCAAAATATGGGGAGAGCTTCCCATTCTTGAATGAAAATGGTCAACTTTCTGATTCTGCTCGCGCGGAGTTTGAAGAGCTTTTAATGTCGGAAGCCACAGACGAAGATCTTTTAACCTTCTTAGACAAAGGTATTGATGCAGTTAAAGGTGCAGGAAATTTAGCCAAAGATGCTATTGAGGGGGCTATTAACATCGGTAAGAAGATCGGGGATGCTGCGGGTCTTACCGTAGACGGTAAACGCGCGAAAGCGGAGAAAGAGCAAGCTAAATTAGATGCGGAAAGATCTAAAGCGGAACGCGAAAAGGTCAAAGAGCAGGCTAAAACCGATAAGATCAAAGCTGAAAACGACAAGGAAGCGGCTAAAGAAGCCATCAAAGATGCTACCGACGAAGTTAAAGAGGTTTCCGCAGAGAAGGTAGCCAAAGCTCAAATCGCTGGGGAAGACCCAGAGAAAAATAAAGATCTTCAACAGAAAGCGGAAGCTTTTAGCCACGCGGAAGAAGCCAAGAAACAAGCCATCAAAGCTGGGGTAAATCCTAGAAAAGCGACCAACGCTAAAGCGGAAAAAACTGCCGAGATTGATCAAGCGAAGAAAGAAATCAAAGAAAAAGAGAAATCCGAATAAAGGTATATTAAATGAAAGATAAACAATACAAAGATTCTTTCACCTATCGAAATGCGGAGTGCATCAACTCCGCAGAGCCGGAAAAGATTACCTTTGCGTGCAAGAAAGAGAGTTTGTTGGAGCACCCGGATCTTTCGATGTTGCATAATTACGATTGCCACGAAGATCCAATCGCTTTGAATATGATGACTCAAATTCATTCGGCTCTTACGGATCCATCAATTTGTAAAAATTCAAATTCTAGCGGTGAAAGTTTCGGTGACCGAAACTCTGAAGGTTCGAATTTACAAAATTTAGTGGGGGAACAAGGTCCTAGAGGCCCAAGAGGATATCCAGGTGAACCTGGTCCGCAAGGCCCTAAAGGGGATACTGGTCCTAAAGGGGATCGTGGTGCCCAAGGCCCTGCTGGTCCTAAAGGTGAACGAGGATTCAAAGGGGATCAAGGCGAACGTGGAGCCCAAGGCCCAGTAGGTTTACAAGGCCCACAAGGCGAACGTGGCCCGAAAGGGGATAAAGGTGATCGAGGTGAACGAGGTGAACGCGGAGCTCAAGGTCTCAAAGGGGAACGCGGAGACGTAGGTCCAAGAGGTCTTTCCGGTATTTCCGGTGGTAAAGGTGAGAAAGGCGATACTGGCCCAGTAGGCCCAATCGGTCCAGAAGGCCCAAGAGGATTCCCAGGTGCTCAAGGCCCAGTAGGTCCGGCGGGTGAACCTGGTCCTAAAGGAGATCGCGGCGATGTAGGCCCTCAAGGATTACAAGGTCTTCAAGGCCCTGCAGGCCCAGAAGGGCAACGAGGAATCCAAGGTATTCCGGGTGAACGCGGTTTACAAGGCCCAGCCGGTCCTCAAGGCGAACAAGGAGTTCCAGGTCCTAAAGGAGATCGTGGAGATCCAGGTCCACAAGGCCCAAAAGGGGATCCAGGTCCTAAAGGAGATCAAGGCCCACCGGGTCCCCCAGGAGATGCAAAATCTTTTGATAATACCATCAAAACATTCAATCTTACTGGTAATGCAAAACTCGCATTCAACTCGTTGACGAGAGCTGGCGTAGTTTACGGAAGCGTAGAAGCGGAGAAATCTGCAGTTATTAGTTTACCGTATCCATTCTATACCGGTTCATATTTTGTAAATGCGTTCAGTGCTAAGGGTACTGCGGCAACTTACTTAGTAGTTGGATCTACTAATAACGAGGCTAGTAACACCATTACAGTAACTCAAATGGTTAAAGCTAAGAATCCTAAGGTAGCAGAAGGGGAAGTAGAGAAATTTACTATCTTCTTAAACTCTCCGGTTATTGGTATCCCAGGTTAGTTACGGTTGCCAAAATTTAAAAATCTTAAAGATCTCCAAGTTATCACGTTAGTGAAGATTTGGGGATTTTTTTTTTTATTTTGAACCTTTCGAGTTTTGGTAACCGAAACTTTGAAGGTTCGAAAAATAAATTGAATTTTATTAGATTGTTTATTATAATACTTAACATATTATTAGTATGGGGTGAGAATAAAATGCAGAAATTAGAGCGAATAACCGAAGAAACGCTTAAGCACATCAAGGATAATAATTTGTATGTTTCGTTAAAGACTGGTGAAGTGACGAATGAACCTCTTAATCTCAAAGGTAATTATAATGAAGAACTTTTAAAAGATGTTTACGACTTGTATGTTAATGGTAAATTTTACCCATACGATTGGGTTGAAAATTTTAATATCCTAAGCCCAACATCCTTGTTGTCTGCATTTAGAAAGCGTGGATGGAAAACTCTAACAAGTAAAGAAACGCGCGAAACCTACGGCGATACTATTCTTTCAAAATTTAAAGCGACTAATATCCTGAACTTGGGTGTTGAGAACCCCATGCAATCTGAAGAGATAACCAAAGACCTTGTTAGCCCATTCACTAGACCGGAAGTGCAAGCCAAAAGGCGTGAAACCCTTATGTTAAGAGAAGGGGTCGACAACCCAATGAAGTTAGAGAAGTACAAGAAGAAGCAGGAAGCAACAATGCTCCGGAAACATAAAGTTCGCCATAATTGGTGTAAAGGGCCGCTGCGCGACGAACAGATTCAGACAATGCGGGATCTTTACCAGTGCTCTTATACTTTCGAATCACCAGAACTCCTAGCAAAGGCGCGCGAAACTACCAACGAATTCTATGGTAAAGACGATATCAAGCGGAGAATATTTAGGGCTAAAGGGATTGAGTGGATGCTCGATGCGGAGTTGCAAATAAGGGATAAACTGCAAACCGGATTGGTTTCTAAAGAAGAAATCATTCTTGAAATTTACGCGACCTTCCCCTACTATAAGGCACTTAATTTATTAAAAGAACTTGGACTTAAGGCGCGCAGAGAATACTCACAGGAAACCAAACTTCGTTTGTGGTTGGAATCCCAGGGTGTAAAATATCAACACAATGTTTATAAAGGTTCCGGATTATTCTCCGAAACCGGTAGACCTCGACAATTAGATTTTAAACTTTTAGATTATCCAATCGCGATCGAAGTTAACGGATTGTACAACCATTCCGTAGACGGAAGAAAAGAGGATTTCGAAGTGAATTATCACCTTGAGAAATTTATTGGTTGTTTTTATAATAATACTATGTTACTTTCATTTACCGATTATGAAATTGATAATTGCTTCGATTTCGTAAAAGCGGTAGTTGAGTTCCACTTAGGTTTAATGGAGCGAACCGAAGTTTTTGAAGAATTTGAGAAAATAAAAGATTCGATTGATATGTCGTCCGGGGAATTCGCTTGCTCATGCAACTATGGAATGTATGGGAAGATCGAAGAATATGATATCGCGAAGATAGAAATAAGACCGAGAATGGTGAATGGATACACCTATTATGACAGCGGTTTATTGAATGGGAGAACAAAATGAATATAACGGCAGAAGAATTATTGGAGAAGGATTTAAGTTGGTTCGAAACTTGTACTGAAGGCGAACTCCTAGAATTTATCGATATTCTAGAGGAAAGTGGCTCGCACGACTTTATTGTGCAAATGACTCTGAAAATCCTTATTAACTCGTTATATGGAGCCTGCGCGTCACGTCATTTTCTCTTGGCTAATCCGGATATGGCAGCGGCTATCACTTCTAGTGGGCGTTTCTTTATCCAATTAACTGCAAATAACGTGGAACGTAGATTGCAAGAATTATTGCCTTCGGATGAACCGTATGTAATATCGGGCGATACGGATAGTTTTTACTACACCCTACGAAACATGGTCGCTCGAAAATTCGGAGAAAACGCTAACGCGTCAACTCCGGGTATCATAGATTGGGTAGATTCTTTTGAAAAGAAAGTAATTCAAAAGATTATTCAGGATTCTATCGAAGAGTATGCGGAGATCTTGAATATTGCAGATCCTTCGCAAATTGGGGTAGAGCGAGAAATTATTAGTGACCGAGCTTTCTTCGTAGCTAAGAAACGTTACGCGGCTCGCGTATTGGATATGGAAGGGGTAAGATTTAGCTTAGACGATCCGTATATCAAAGCGATGGGATTAGAAATCGCCAGATCTAGTACCCCAGCTTGGGTTAAGAAAAAATTACAAGAATCTATTACTGTAATTTTGGACAATGATCAGTATGGCGTTCGCAAATGGCGCGATGAAACCAAACTTCAATATCAAGATCAGCCATTGGAAGATATTTGCGCGGTTCAAGGCGTAAGTTCATTGGATTATAACATCAATGATAAGGGGATCCCTCAAGGTTCTAAGGCGGCGATTGCGCATAACAACTGGGTTAAACAACAAGGTTTGGAAGATTCGATCGAACTTTTACAACCTGGGGAGAAATACAAGCGTTGTTATTTGTTAACCCCGAATAGATTTGGAACCGAGATCATCAGTTTTGGTGACTCAAAAATTGCGAAAATTATCGAAGAAGATGGGATTTTTGATTATCAAACCAACTTCCAGAAACAATTCGAGCAGCCATTAGAGCGAATGGTGGAAAGTATGAATTATGATATTCGAGATGTTCCGGTATTTGGAAGCTTGGATGATTGGTAATATGGAGCTTTTATGAAATATGAAGATGATTTAATGTATGCTAGCGAGGCGATTCAAAAGATCGCTTCCGAAGCTATGCAAAGGGTAGAAAATTTGTATAAGTTGAGATTCTCGGTTCCGCGAGATCCGGATAATACGCCTACGCGTACCACCCCCGTAGTTTCTGAGACTCCCCATACTCCGGATATTTCGGTAACCGAAACTTTACGAGCACCACAAACGCCGGAAAAAATTGATAGTTCTTTTGACCTGGTGGATAACTTTATGCATAACATCCCGAAATCGAAACCTACAGTTAAACCAAACTTAAAGCCAGTTTCGGTAACGCCAATCGATCAAAGACCGGAAAAAATTGATAGTAATTTACATGGTTTAACGTTATAATATAAACCAATCAAACAAATTACGTTTATTTTGAGGTAAAAATTCAATGATTTTAATCGATTTAAGTTCAGCGTTTCATAAATGTACGCACGGTTTAGCTTCCGGGATCCTTAAAGAAACCAAAGCGGATTTCGTAGATTTGAAACTTTATCAAAAAGAGTTCAATCTTTCAATGTTGAACGTTTTGTGTACGCACATCAACATGTTTCGCGAATACGCGACAGAGATTGTAATTTGCCTAGACGAAACTTCCGGTAGGGGCAACTGGAGAAAGAAAATCTTCCCGATGTACAAATACGCCAGACAACAATTCCGCCAAAGCTTTACCAAGTTTGACTACAAAGATGCGTACATCTTATTTGACAATTTTGTAAAGGCTTTGAAAGCTTCCCAGGCTAAAACCCTATTCAAAGTGGTAGATGTGGATCATTGTGAAGCGGATGATTTGATTTTGGTGCTTGCTAGAGACGCCGCGAATAAAGGGGAACCAGTAATGATCTTATCTCCGGATAAGGACTTTATTCAATTGCAGGACAATCCTTTAATTAAGCAATATAGTTGGATGAATAACAAAATTCTTCGCGTAGACGACAAAACCGGAGACGTAGAAAATGGGATGCAAGAGTGGTTATTAGAACATGTATGTTTGGGTGACCAAGCGGATAACGTTCCGAGAATCGTCGACTTCAAAGAGTTCAAACCGGGAGTTCGCGAATATTTGATTGAATCAGCGCTTTTAGATGAAAGTGAAGATGCTTGGAGTTTTAGTACTGGTTACTTCAACTATGATGATTTTGAAGCTTTTGGTGGGGTATTTGAACGCGAGAAATTTGGTTTAGCGACATTGAAGAAGCGAATTGCGGAAGTGGGCGGTTTGGAAAATTTCTTAGATTTAGATCCTTGCTACCGCAAAAACTATTATCGCAATAGACAGCTTGTATTAGAAGAAGGAATTCCGATGGCTCTGCGCGAGCAGATAATTTCGGAGTATTTGGATGATTCTAATAATGTAAGCAATCCAGCTACCAAGTTGGTGGAAGGGTTAAAATTACAGGGCATGAATTTACCGGATTTGATTTCTAATAAATATATTAGTGAACAACAATTAGGATCTTTGATGGATTGGTAGAACGGTCAAACTATCAGAGATTGCAGTAGGAGTAAAATAGATGTCAAAATGTGCAAAACCCATCCATAAGAAAATTCGTATCCGTAAGGATTTTGTTTTAAATGGTCAAAATGTTTTTGAAGGGGACTTTTTAGAAGAGCGAGATATTAATCGCGAGTTCCAAGGTAAGATGCAAGGTCTTATTCGTCGTGGTTTCATTGAAGTTTGGTATGAAGAACCTAAACCGGAAGAACCAGCGAATCCCGCTTGCAAACCGGTAGATTGTATCGAGCAAAAATTAGAATGCTCAGAGAAATTTGAAGTTCAACCGGACTGTGATAATCATTCACACGACCTCAAGCAAATCGAGGTTTCTTTAAAAGACCAAGCTTTAATTGATCAAGCGGAAGCGTCAAAAGAGAAACCGCGTCGAGGCCGTCCGGCTAAAGCAACATTAACAAGAGCGATTGAGGGTTAATCAAATGGCGAGTGAATACATTAATGAGCATGAACTCGCCCTAATGCTTTCGATTGGTCGAAACTGTCGCAATTTCGGAGAACCGGCACGGGAGTGCACCACCGAAGCCCGCGAAATCTTCGATGAAGCTTATAGTAACTATAAGAAGTATATGATAGAATTTAAAGGAAATAAATCGAATCCTTTAGTTCAAGAAAACTTTAAGAAAGCATTAGAAGTTTCACCTTATGTCGAACCGACACAACATGAAGTGGCTAGAGCTTATGAATTAATCTTGTTATTGTGTCGTAGATGCCTACGCACCTTTGGCCGCAATAGTCACTTAAGTGAAGATGAATTAGGATCTTTAGCGTTTGAGCGATGGGTTCGCTATCGCGAAAACTTCGATCCTTTAAAGCGTTCAGAGATTTCCGGTAACCGGGTTAATGCTTTCGCATATCTTACGAGCGTGGTGAAAAACATTATCTATGGTGAGTATCATCAACACAATAAAGAGGTTTCCAGTGACGAGGTTCCGGAAGGCGTTTTAGGTTCGCTAGTCGATAGCAGTATTTTGGGTGAGCTCGAAGAATGTAAAGATCTCTTACTCAAAGAAAGCTTAAAATGCACTGACTTTGAGAAATGCCTGAAAGCTATTGCTAAAAAGCATGAAATTGAACCAAGCGTTATCATCAAAACTGTAGTGTTTTACGACTTAAAACCTCAGATTGATGCTAATATATTAGCAAACAAATGGGATTTCTAATGGTACCGAATACTGCATTTCTAAGCCCTAACCTCTACGGAGAAATTTCTAACGCCAATCAGTTGGTCAAATACATTCGTTTGATGTTAGGGGAACCAGTAATCCAAGTTGAACTTACTGACGAGCATATTCATCAAATTATTAGAGACACCGTAAAAACTTACACGGATGTGGTTTACGGTTTCTTTGAGACTGCCGAGTTGGTTGAAGTAGATTTAAGACACCCGGAAACTTACAGTTTTCGTTTTATCGACTGGGATGAGGTTACGCAAGTGACTTACCAGAATGGTAAAACTTGCATTCCTTTCAAATGGGATTCGATTAAACGAACTTGTAGAATTCTAGGGGATATTAATCAATCTATTCTTATCATTAAAGGACAAGCGAGATATCACGTAGATGAAGAATTCGATTTGATCTTTAATGAAAGTTGGGTGAAAGATTTCGCTAAAGCGAAAAGTCAATTACTTTGGGGTCAAATTGTTGGTAAGTATTCCCAAAGTTTAGTAGGTGGAGCTACTATCAACTATGATCGTTTAATTAGTGAAGCTCAAGCTGATATCGAAAGATTGATGGAAGAACTCCAAGAAAAATGGGTAGACCCAGCTCCAGTGTTAGTAGGTTAACACAAACTTAAAATTTAAAAGATCTCCGCAATTGCGGAGATTTTTTATAGGTAAAATCTATTGCTTTAATAGGTGGAAACTTTGATTTGGGTATTGTGTTTTATGTTAGTTTCTATTATAATACATCCCATAAGAGATAAGACACCTACGGTGTAAAATTAAAAAAAACCCAGGAGATTTAAAATGACAGAATTCAAAATTGGCGATTTAGTAATGGACAACAATGGCAACACTTACAAAGTAGTAAACGATGCCACTCCCTCAATCCCATACCTTTTAGAAGCAGTTAAACGCGTTAGCAAAAAAGTTACCCATACTGACAACAACGGCAAAGATGGTGACTTTAAGAAAGCGGGCGATAAAAAATGGATCTATGCGTCTGAAGATTCGCTTATCACTACTGGTCCGGATTATCTAACTGCCGATAAATTAACCCTAGTCGGTTAATAGTGCTAATTGGATTCCAATACCCTCCGATCTCGAAGATTCACACCAAAGTGCAGACGGTGCAGTTGGTGTAGTTTTCGAGATTTTTTTTTTTGAAAAAAAACAACTTCAAAGTTTCGGTAACCGAAACACAACAACTCTTAAAAAAAAATTTTTTTAACCCCGTTGATTTCTATTTTTAAATGTATTATAATACCCCACATAAAGATAATTCATCCAATCATCAGTATATCGGGAGATTAAGATTATGACAAAATTCAAAAAAGGCGATTACGTACAAGATTTACAAGGTAATGTTTATGAAGTGCAAGATGTGGATTCGAACCCGTGTGAGATGCCATATCGCTTAAAAGCAGTTAAACGCGCAATTGCGGAGGTTACTAAAACCACGCCTTCTGCTTATGAAGGTTACTTTGGGTTTGCGCATGTTGGAGATAAGCAATGGGTTTATACTGGTGAAGCTATGCAGAAGAACGCGCGTAGATTCGGCGAAGATTTCAGCGATGTGCTTACTACGGATGACCTAGCTCTTTTCGAACCGCAAGCCGTTAAACAATTCAAAGAAGTCCGTTACTTCGAAGGGGATGTCTGGGAAGACCAGGATGGCAATCAATTTAAAGTTTTAGAAAATTGCACCTACGGTGACGCTTCTTGTAAAGTAAAATTAATTAAACGCACTAATGATCGCATTATCGTGGGAAGTTGCTTCTACGAAGATAATTTCGAATTTGCTTGGTGCGCGGTAGACCGCCACGTTTATGAGG